CAGCAGGAAGAAAACTAAAACCAATCGAATGTCACGACATAGTATGTAAGATTGCAGCTATAGTTGTCGTAGGAGTTGTTCGCCGTTCAGCACTCATTAGTTTGTCAGATCTCAACGATGAGGAAATGAGAACAGCAAAGTCTGGTCAATGGTGGGAACGCGAAGGACAACGAGCACTTGCTAATAACTCAGTAAATTATAAAGAGAAACCAAATGTCGGAACTTTCATGAGAGAGTGGTTATCATTGTATGATTCCAAATCTGGTGAAAGAGGAATGTATAATGGAGCATCGGCGAAAACACAAGTAGAGAAATTGAATGAAAGAGAGAAAGATGAAAATCAAGAGTTCATTAAAAGGAGAGAGCCCAGAGAAGATTTTGGAACTAATCCATGTAGCGAAATTATACTCAGAAGTAGAGAGTTTTGCAACCTATCCGAGTGCATTGTCAGAAGACATGACACTACCGAATCTCTTATTAAGAAAGTGCGGATTGCGACTATCCTTGGCACATTTCAATCCACCCTCACAAACTTCAGATATCTTACTAAAGAATGGGAACGAAACTGTTCTGATGAACGACTACTTGGTGTCTCGCTCACCGGCATACTAGACAACCCGCTGACGAGTGGTAGAAAGAAAGGATTAGATGAACTTTTACAAACACTTAGAAAAGTGGCTGTGGACACGAACAAAGAATGGTCAAGTAAATTGGGAGTTAAAAGATCAGCGGCAATCACTTGTGTTAAACCTTCTGGTACTGTTAGTCAGCTTGTTGATAGTGCTTCTGGTATTCATGCCCGGCATAGTCCATACTATATTCGGACAGTAAGAGCAGACAACAAAGACCCACTTTGTCAGATGATGAAACAGAGTGGATTTCCAAATGAACCAGATGTAACGAAACCAAATCATACTACTGTTTTTTCTTTTCCAACAGAAAGCCCAAAAGGTGCAATATGTAGAACAGATATGACAGCAATAGAACAGTTGAAACTATGGTCATCGTATCAAGAACATTGGTGTGAACACAAACCTTCTATTACAGTTACAGTCAAAGACCAAGAGTGGCCTGAAGTCGGTTCGTGGGTATGGGAAAATTTTGATGATATCAGTGGAATTTCTTTTCTTCCATTTAGCGACCACACATATCGACAAGCACCATATCAAGACTGTACTAAAATCGAATATGATGAAATGTTAAAACTAATACCTAAAGATGTTGATTGGTCAACATTGTCAGAATTTGAACAACAAGACTTTACAGCTGGTTCTCAGGAACTTGCTTGCTCCGCTGATGGTGGGTGTGAGATTGTAGATATATAGAATCATAGTGTTAAATATTAATTTGGAGCGAAATGGAAGACGTAGAAATAAATGAAGAATGTGCCGCTTGCGGTTCTATATACACAATCATGTTTGATGAAAATGAATTGAGGGGAGAAGCTATAGAAAATGCTGAACGACATTGTTCGTTTTGTGGCATACTGATGGAGCCGTATTACGATGATGAATCAATCTGAATATGTAGCAGGGATTGATTACTCGTTGACTTCCCCTGCAGTTTGTGTAGGAAAACTTGTAGATGGTAAAGTGGAATTTGAAAATTGTAAATTTTATTTTATTAAGAAGAATAAATCACACGAATCTTTTGGTAATTTCAGAGCTTATGATTATCCTAAATACTCAGATGAGATTGAAAGATATGAAAATCTCGCAAATTGGGTAATTGAGTGTATTCGCTGGTATGATGGTAGGGCGAAACACGTTTACTTGGAAGATTATGCTTTTGCAGCGACAGGAAGAGTATTCAACATTGCTGAAAATACAGGAATACTCAAACAAAAACTAAAACAAAACGGTTTTCGTTTCACAACGATACCACCTACAGTAATCAAAAAACGTGCCACAGGAAAAGGAAATGCTAAAAAAGAATTGATGTATGAAACATTTTTAGAAGAAACTAATATTGATTTACAAAATCGTCTATCACCGAAGTCAATCAAAATTACTAATCCTGTTTCTGATATTGTAGATTCGTACTACATCTGTAAGACAGGGTTACTCTAATTAGGAAGTTATGAACTCCCAAACATTAAATTATCCTTATTTAATCGAAACGAGTAAAGAACAAATCAAAGAATATACCAAACCAGATGCAGACATCGCAGCATCAAGAGTCCAAGAAGCTGGGAATGATGTAGAGGTATTCCACCGAGGTCATCTTCTATATCGACTGAGTGGAACATTTCAAGGAACACTTTTCCAATAAAAAACTTGACAATATCGTTAATAGTTGTTATAATTATATTATACAAACAAATGAGAAAATTATGAGCATGATGAATTTTGATGACTCTAAGATAAAAGAGATCAAAGACAGAAAACTAAAAGGTCTACCACCCATACCTTCTACTGAAGATGTAGTTATTGCGTCAAAGAATGCAAAGGGTGGTAGTGAACTGATTTATGAAAGAGTCAAGGAGAGAGTGCCTGATGAACTTTGGGACTACTTCCAAATCATTCTTTCAAGAGTTCGTGACTATGAAGATAAACCTAAAATCCTTTGGTTTCAAGACACCTCTAAAGACCCTGAAGTCCAATTCCTAAAAGATAAAAGTTATAGAGACAAGTTTGAGAAATTTATCTTTCCTTCTGATTGGTCTCTTGAAAAATATCATCTTGATCTTGGAGTTGAATATGAAAAGAGTGTAGTCCTCAAAAACTCTATCGTACCTATTCCTGTTCACACAAAACCCAAAGACGATACTATAAGACTAGCATATATTTCTACACCTCATCGTGGATTGGATTTATTGATAGGAGCATTTCGTGCTATGAAACTAGAGAACGTGGTGTTGGATATCTATTCTAGTTTCAAGATTTACGGATGGGAAGGTAAAGATGATGAATACCAACCATTATACGATGCTTGTCTAGATACTCCGAATGTCAACTATCACGGAACAGTATCTAATGATGAAATTCGTGCAGCGTTACAACAGACACACATCCTCGCGTATCCGAATATATACCAAGAGACAGCTTGTATATCGGTGATTGAAGCGATGAGTGCTGGTTGTGTTGTGGTCTGTCCTAATCTTGCAGTCTTACCAGAAACGTGTGCTAACTTTGCTTGGATGTACGGATATGTTCAAGACAAGACTGAACACGCTAGGAAGTTCTCCTATGTTCTGAAAGATGCAATTGGCAGTTTTTGGGAACCACCAGTTCAGGCTGGTCTTGCTTTTCAGAAACAATACTTTGATATGCACTATGATATCGATACCACTGCTAAGCAATGGGAAATGATGTTAGAGACTATCAAAACAAACATTGAATATTCTAAACAAAAAAAATAATTATGATAAAGAAAGTGAAAACAGAAAGAAAACCGTTGAAGACCAAAAAAACTCGTAAGATTACAGAAGAACAACGAGAGGCACTTCGCGAGAGAATGAAACTCATGAGAGCAAAGAAAACTCCTTCTGAGTATAAGAATATCAGTAAGATGGTTTTGAATTTACCAGACGATGATACATACTCATTCAAGAACATTAAAGCGTGGATAAAACACAATAAAGAAATGATTTCTGCTCTCAATGCTCAAGCAAGAAGTCGTAATTCTACAGACAAAGAACGTAGAACATCTGAAAATTTAGCTCAATCCAAGAAAGCATATGTACGATACTGTGAATATTATCTGAAAACTGGTGATTGGATTTCCATGTTTTCGGGTCAAGATGAAGAACACAAAGTGGTTCCTAGATGTGTGGCGATGGCTTATTACTCTGACGGAACTCCTAAGAGGTCTGAGGGGGTATTCTATCCAGATATTGCCGCAGTGTGGACAAAAAATATGAGTGAAACAGAACATGGAACGTCACAAGAATATATTCCAAAAATTAAAAAAAATGTTGCAATAACAGACAAGCAATTTATGGGAGAAGTATAACATGGCAGAACATAATGTAGTTGAGACTCTTGAGATGGTTGATAAAGCCAAAACAAGAGATGAGAAAAGAGAAATCCTCACAGAAAGAGACAACTATGCAACTCGAGCATTGTTGCAATTAAATTTTCATCCAGATGTGGCGTGGCACATTCCAAAAGGAACTCCACCTTATACACCAAGTCAAGTCGCAGATTCTACTGAAGGTTCTATTCATTTTGAAGTGAAAAAATTGAACTATTATGTTAAAGGTGGTGGTCACAATCTTTCGATGTTGAAGAGAGAATCGATGTATGTTCAACTGTTAGAAAGAGTTGATCCAGAAGATGCTAAGTTACTGATAGCTGTCAAAGACCAAAATTTGTCTTACAAGGGGTTATCATATAAATTGGTCAGAGATGTTTGGCCAGATTTACTACCAGAAGTTGAAGAAACAGAGGTAGTTGAGGCGGTAGTTGAAACGAAACCAAAGAAGAAATCTAAGAAAAAAGTAGTTGTTGAAGAGTAGAAATACCTAAATATAACTACAGTTTGGTTGAGATTGATATATTATGTATTTTTAGTGAACTGATTGAATAACCAAAAAAAGGTACAAGTATGGTAAAAATAGTAAGGGTGTTCCTTGCTTTATTTGCTACACTATGGTATACTACTTCACAACTTAATAGTTCGGCACCATTTTACATGGATGATGTTTCGACACCATCGTCAATGTCAGTAATTGAAAATGTGGGCGACACGGATTATTACCAAACCCCCGAATCGATAATTAAATATTCTATGGCAGATTTAGATTGTTTGTCAAAAAATATTTATTTTGAAGCGGGAGTGGAGAGTACAGCAGGAAGACTCGCAGTAGCAAACGTTACGATTAATCGTAAACTCAACACGAGTTATCCTAATACCATTTGTGGTGTAGTGCAAGAAGGCATTCATTATTATAATGCTGAGTTAAATGATCGTGTTCCAGTGAGAGATAGATGTCAGTTTTCGTGGTATTGTGATGGTCGGTTGGATATTCCAAATGAAGGTAGAACTTGGAGATCCGCACAAGAACTCGCAGTAATAGTACTAGAAAGTCACTATGATGAAGAACTCATAGATATAACAGATGGTGCTACTCATTATCACGCAAATTGGATGAAAAAATATCCATATTGGAGTAAAACTAAAAGAGTGATGGCTTCCATAGACAGACATATATTCTATGGAAATAAAAGATAACTCTAATGAAGATTTGACTTGACAAACCTCTCACTTTTCTGTATAATAGTACATGAAGAGTGAGAAAAGTTTAATTCTAATAGAGATTGATTATGAAAAAATTACTACTGACAATAAGTTTTTTGACGTTACTAAGTTCTGCGTTGATGGCGAAAACCGAAACCATCACAGAAGAAGTCTGTAAATCTCCTTCTGGTTGTCGTATAGAAATGACCTCTGGTTCTTGCATAGATTGTGTTATTATAACAAGAACAATTGTGACAAAAGATATTGTGAGTTCATCAGTAAAATACAAAATCAAGAAAAAGATTAAGGTTGCTCTAACAGCACCTAAATCATATTACAAGTATGGATATCCTACAACTGCTGGGATGAATCTATTGACATCTACTATTCATAGGTAAGATGAAACTATATATTATATAAACAAGAATTGAATAAAGAAAGGTGATATGCCCTATTATGATTACAAGTGTTCCGCATGCGAACATATATTTGAAGAAAATTATAAAATAGTTGATAGAAATAAACCAACAGAAGAACCTTGTCCAAAATGTTCTGAGAGTGAAGTGAAACACATATTCGGTACAGCTCATATCGGTGATCCGTGGTTCCATGGCGGTAGAAAAGTCGATGACGGATTTAGAGACCGATTGGGAGAAATCAAAAAATTACATCCAAGAAATACTATTGATATACGATAATTTATGAAAAAATTTAATTATGACCTTTTTGACAATCGAAAAGACCTCATCGAACAAGACAACTCAGGTAAAAATGGAAGAATGTATCATGCTCCAAAAGGTACATATCCATCTATTACAAATCTTCTTTACGAAATAGTTTCAAAAGCAGGAATACAAGCTTGGAAAAATAGAGTTGGCCACGAAGCAGCACAGAAGATTTCTACCAAAGCTTCTATGCGTGGAACTAAGATACACAACGTAATAGAAAAATATATGCTCGGTGACGAGGATTATCTACAAGGAGTCGCACCAGAACATATTGAACTGGTCAAACTCGCTATACCTCAAATCGATGAGAGAATAGATAACATTCGTGGTATCGAATTACCATTGTGGTCTGATGGATTGAGAACAGCAGGAACAACAGATTTGATTGCTGAATACGAAGGTGAACTAGCAGTCATAGATTGGAAGACCGCTACTTACATCAAGAAAGAAGAATACATTCAATCTTACATTCTTCAAGGAACTGCTTATGCTAGAATGATATACGAAATGTATGGTGTCATTCCAAAGAAAGTGGTTCTCTGTACGTTGATAAGATTTGATGGAACCAAATACAATCCATTAATGGATACAGATATTCTAGTCGATTGGAAAGTGTTTAATCCCCTAGATTACATACACAAACTAAAAGAAGTATGTGACGCCTACCACTTTAAAATGTCTTGACAATTCGTTCTTATTGTGTTATGATATAAATATCACAAAGAACTTAAAGAATTTGTTTGATGACCCAAAAGGATAGTTAAGTAAGACGCGAGTTCGATTCTCGCCAGCTCCACCACACACAACGAATTGGGGCTGACATGGATTTCGATTGCTAATGAAAGTATTGGAGAGAACAAATCGGGTGATTGACTACAATCAACTAAATTAGATGCAAACTTTTTCGCAGCTAATAATTCAGATTATTCCCCAGCGCGGGTTGCTCTAGCGGCATAATTAATCTGTAGGGTTTGGGAATCGCCTCGTAACAGAAGATTCCCATTTCTACACAATTTTTTGGATAGGGATATGAACACAAAAATATTTAAAAAAAGATTAGAGGATGGAAAAGTCAATACCTCTGCTGAAATGATTGAAGCACAAGAAGAAAAATTATGGGAGAGTAATCCAATGGAAGCGTTACGTTATGAGAAAATTGAAACAAGAAAAAAACTGAACTGGTGGTCAAGATTTACACTGTCACTGATTATAGTTCTTACTTTTTTGTTTTTAATATGGTTGTTATTTTTTGGTTCATTACCGGCAGAATCTCGCGATCTGGTAAATATCATGGTGGGGGCGTACGTCGCGGTCTTAGCAAAAGCCACGGATTATTGGTTCAAAGATAAAGATGATCCAGAACAAAAAGAAGGTGAAGCGGTGAAGAAGATGAATGAATCGATTTAACTTGACAATGAAACTACAATTTGTTATAATCATATATTATGGAGTTACAATATGACAGAATTACTGAATATGTTTACAAGTGAAAGATACAACGATGAAATCAATTCAATTGTTGAAACGACAAAGATGAGTTATCTTGATGCTATAATGTATCATGCTGATGAAAATGGTCTTGAGTCGGAAACAGTTGCCGGTTTGATTAATGTAAAAACCAAAAACAAACTAAGGGAAGAAGCAGAGACCTTGCATTTTATGCCAAAGACCTCTAAACTTCCTATATGATACCAAAAGTGCGACCCTTTGAAGTGTACCAAAAATACCTCTCGTTGAAACAACACTTCAACAGAACGAGCTACGATTACTTCAAGTTCAACGGTAAGGTGCGAGCAAATGAATCCTCTTTCGATAAGAGAAGAGATAAACATCACTTTGTTCGACTATCAAAAATTTATAGAGAAGAAGATCTCACTAAGTTTCTTGTATCCAATTTTGTGAAGACAAGGGATTTGTGGGTAGGTAATGTAACCTCTCCTGAAGGTAGAGATAACTATATTGCTTGGAAGGCAAAGATACAAAGTCTTCCTTATGTATTTGAGAATGAGATTGGTTCTTTGTTTGAAGAAAACAAAAGTTTCAATTCCATTTTCGATGTGGTGGATGGTCAACATCCTCCAATG